CTGAGTTTGCTGCTCCTAGTGCTCTCCTTGATGGTGATGACGATGCACTTGAGAACCTTTATAAAGGACTGCATGACTTGAATGCATTTGTTGATCCTAAAGAGTTTAAATCTTATAATGATCTCAAGAAGCGTCTTGACTACACTCTTGGTCTAAAAGCAACTTCCAAGATTCAAGATCAAGAGACTGTTGAAGAGGACGCACAATGGGAACGTGAACGCAAGGGTGACTTCTCTGAATCCACCTCTTACAATGCACCTACTACGTCTTCAGATGCTGGTTTCAACGATCTAGACATCAAGTCGAGTGGTGTAACCAGTTCATCACCGTTCTTGAATGCAGAGTCGTCTTCTAACAATGATGATGAAGAAGATGATGCACTGTCTTACTTCCAGAAACTTGCTGAAGGTTAATTCTGAAAATTGATTTTTGTTTACAAAAATCGTCCAAAAAAATGCCCCCCAAATTTTTTGTTTGGGGGGTTTTTTAATTTCCAGTTCTTTCGTTATATGCTCTCTTTGTTTTCTTATTAACTTTTTGAGAAGAAGTTTTATAATGCATCATATCTTTCATATCCCTTACGAATAATCCAGCAAATTCTTTTCTAATTATGTTTATAAATCTTTTTTTATTATTTTCTCGTATCTCATATTCTTGATTTGTTACTGCTTCTATACGACTTTTAATCGTTTCAATTTGCCCATTAGGATTTAAATATTCTACTATTTGACCATCTTCCTCAATGAAGACTTTCATGCCTGGTTTAGGAAAGTTCATTTACTCTGTTTCGTTTGTAAAGTTAAAAGTTGGTTGTAAGACACCATCAACTATCGTTCCAGTGAATTCAAATAATCTTGCTGGTATTCTCACTTTATTATCTAGAATAACGTCATCAATAGGAATAGTAAAATTAGAATCATCTCTTAAGTAGATGGTTAAATTACCACCCCATCCATTTGGCCAATTTGCCAAGTTATTTAGTATACTTATTTCAATAAACTCATCTTTATCAATATGAGTTGGAATTTCAATATATGATGTATTTGTATCAATATTTGTTATATTGTAATCTCTTGGACCACCCGATCTATTATATACTACAATTTTTTGATTTAGATTTACACTAACTACTGTATTTGCTTTTGGACTTGGAAATGAATTGGTAAAATATGATTTTGAATTAGTATTAGTCACTACAGTTTCAGTTTTAGATGTGTCTACTTGAAGACCACCAGGTATAACTACTCTTCCATACAAATCTTTAAATTCTACTGTTTCATAATGATGAACTTCTGCTAGTTTTTCTGGACCTCCATACTTATCAAGCATATAATTATTCAATGAATTATTATCTAATGGCCACTCATCATTTAAATTAATTATATTATTGGATATTTTTATAATCCAATCCAAACTGGCATCATTATAAAATCTTTTTGCTAGTGTATCTGGTCTATCACCATCTTGTATTTCATATTTTTGAAAGTTTGATATATTATTGAATATATCCTCCCTTATTTTGGGTCTTTTAAATAAATTTTTGACAGTAGAAAAATCTTTTAGAGAACCATTACCTTTTGGATTTTGCTGATATTGTACATCTGGTAAATTAGAGAAGTAAGACATTTTAGTAACCTATACTTGATGAATCATCATAATCACTTTCATATAATGGTTCAATTTCAGAAAATGACATTCCAATATTATAAGATACTGGCTGGCCTTCATCATATGCAGAAAATTGTCCATCTGGTGAATAATTAACAGCAAAATTTGTCAATGCACAAAATTTAAACTTATTCATACCACTAATTGGTTTGGCGTCTCCTGTTTGATAAGTTAATTTAAAGATATTTGGACTTTTTAAGAATGTTCCGGCATTTGTACTACCTTGTCCATCTGATTTTTTTGCTGCCATTCCCTTTTTGAAGAATAGTATTATTTTCCTGACCATTGCTGCTTCAGGTTTACTTCTTGGACTCATTCTGTAAGAAAAAGTAAACTCTCTTAATGTGACATTATTGAATAAAAGCTCGAGATTTGAGTTTGGAACAACTCCACTTCTTGCTAGTATTTGCTCTGCAGGAACATCGAAAGATGCTTGCTTTAATAATGCAGATGTTATTGAAGCTTGTACTTGCTGTAAAAGTGGACCTTGGATTGCATCCATTCCACCAGCATCAGCAACAACACGTCCAATTGCTACTGCTTGTGCTGGATTAAACTTAGCAACCATATCCAGTCCTGCTGATAGCAGACCAGTTACTGTTGATGTATTAACTAATCCTGATTTTACGTCGTTGGACATCATTGCAGTTATACTAGCAGTCAAATTATTCATTTGATCTGCACCCCATGCAGTTGCATTACTATCTGCCGCATTATTTGGAATTGGCAAATAAAGTCTTCCTTTATTTTGTGTCGTTCTTCCCCCAAGTACGGATAAACCACCCGTTAATACACTTCCTGGGTCTCCGAAAATACTACTAGCTGGAGATAATTCAAGTTGCTCTATTTTTAGGAAATCTTGCTGTAGTTCTAGAACATCTAAAGGATATTTTAAAGTATCTGTGAAAAAATTTTTATTAGAAGATGCTATTTTTTCTTCTGCTTTTGCAGTAGTTGCTGGTATTTGAGTTGGGTCTGTACTAGTTCCTGGTGGTGTTGCTAATATATTTCCACCTGGTAATGCTGTTGCTATCCCAGGATTTGTACCAGGAAATTGATTTAAAACTCCTGGTACAGCAGTATGTTGAGATACTTGTGCAGTTGGATGCAGATTATTACCACCAGCATTACCACCTATTGCTACATGTGCTTGTTGGGTTTTTTGTCTTAGTAATATGCTTAAAGATTGTGTTAGTGGTGTTGGTTGATTTGGGTCTCCATCTACAAATAATTGTGGGTCTTGAATAGCGTCCATAGCCCAACTGCCATCCTGATAAAATATAGCAGTTAATGGAGTATCGTATCCTAATAATCCTTGTTCTTTTAGTTGATATTCTCCTGTTACTGGATCGTATCTTAATCCCAAATTAATACCAAAAGGTCCACAAGTTGGACATGTATGTAAATTATCTTCTACAACTTGATATGCCATTTAAGGTGCGTCCCAAACTCTATACTTAGGTACTTTTCTACCATCTTTGTTTACAAAAGATTCGGTAGGTAATATTGATACTTCACCCCATTCTGATTTGGGAACTTTCATTAAATCACTCATTACACCAGTGAAAAGATATTTATGTATAGTCTTTTTAGGTGCATTAGTTATTCCTGTTTTATTTATGAGAGATTTAGCAAATCCTTTTCTATACTGTGGATTTAAGTAATGGAGATTAATACCTGTAAAACTTCCCTCTCTAGGATTTACATTTACTATGAATGATAATGGATGCATATCCCAATAAGGGTATTTTTGTGGATATTTTGCCGAATACATAAAAAACACAAGATCCCCAGGAATAATAAATCCAGTGTCAGACTGACTAATATCTTTCTTTTGATAATTCAAAAGTTCATTCATAAGTGCATTGGTCCACCAATTACCACTTCTAAATTTTTTACCAGCAGATTTATTGAGAGTTTCCGCAATCATATTTTATCCTTTATTAAAATTATAATCTAACATCATTCGGAAAAGAGAATCTCTCATTACCCATAGGTGCTCTTGTTCTTCTGCTGGTCGTGCTGGATATCCTTCCCACATTTCTAATCTTTTAATCACACAATGATGTAAGAGACGTATATCCTCTATTGTCAAGCTTACTTGATAATCGTAATAATTTTCTTCATCATTCATTTTAGTTTTATTCCCAGTTCTTTTTCGGTAAGTATCTTAAATTCATATTTTCTATCAGCACACCATTCTTTTGCTGCTTCCCACTTTGCCTGATTAATTGCCCAGGTTTTCACACTATATGCCCAAGATTTTGTTTTACGTTTAGGTTTTTGTTCAGGCATTTTTAAGTCTTTTTGTGGTTTGATTTCTACAACCATAGTTCTTATAATTCCATTTTTGTCTTTGTATTTTACAAAGAAATCTGGAAAATACCTGTGAAATTTGTTATCTAAAGGTGAACGGTATGGTATAAAAAACTCCTCAGACCTCCATTCGTTTACACTTTCAGTCAAATCACAATATCGCATAAACTTCAATTCATATGATGACCTATAAATGATCTTTGTTGGGTCACCTTTATATTTTTCTGGTTTTTGTGGTTTAAATTTACCTTGTCTATAACCAGAGTCGTCTTTATGTGGCATACATAGTATAGGAATCTTCTATAAAATATATTTATAAATGGCAGATCAAAATGCTGGACAACCAAACGTAGGTCCATTATATATGAAGATGACCACTCCCAGAGATGAGGGGGGTGTCGCACTTGCTAGTGGGATGGACATACTAGGTAACGTATCTTTCAGTAGTCAATTTAAAGTTGCATTGCATCTGGGAAATGGTAGTGCAGGTAATGATTTGTTAGATTGGATGCAAAAAAGTGGTATAACTATTGATGCAGCAATGAATACTTATTATGATTTTTTCTGTGCCGAAGCAATAATTCCAGGAGCAACTTTTGATGTTGCAGAGGAAATGGGTTCTCGTCAGGGTATAATAGAAAGAATTCCAACAAGAAGAATTTTTGCTCCTGTTCAATTAACATTTTATGTCGATAACGACTATAAAATTATGAGAGTATTTGAAGAATGGATGAATTATATAAACCCGTTACAATCTGCTGGTGGACCAGTAGCACCGTCAGCAATAGGATTTGGTAATCAAAAAGATAGAAATCAATTTTTCAGGATGAGATATCCTGATACTTATAAGAGGATTATTTCAATAGTTAAATTTGAAAGAAATTTCAGAGAAAATCCATCACAAGGTGGTGATAATCTGCAAAGTGTTCCAACAATAACTTACAGACTTATTGATGCCTTTCCAACAAATATATCAGCAATTCCATTATCATATGAAGGTTCCACAATAACAAAAGTTAGTGTAGAGTTCTCATACTCTAGATATGTTTATGAAAAGCATGGTGGTAATGTAACAACTATACCAACTGGTGCTGGACAAGTACTTGGAATAACCAATCCATCCGCAAATAATTTGACATTTGAAGAAATATTTAACACGATTGGAAATCTATTCTAAATAATTTTACTGAGGTTCACTGAACATTATGCCTTTACCAAAAATATCTACCCCAACTTATGAGTTGGAATTGCCTTCTAATGGGAAAAAGATTAAATATAGACCATTTCTAGTTAGAGAAGAAAAAGTATTAATTATTGCATTAGAATCAAGAGATGCAATGCAAATTACAAGTGCAATTAAACAAGTATTATCCGAGTGCATTTTAACAAAAGGCATTAAAGTGGATGAATTGCCAACATTTGATATTGAATATGTTTTCCTAAATGTTAGAGGAAAATCTGTAGGTGAATCAATTGATCTTTTGGTTACATGTTATGATGATGATAGCAATACACAAGTTCCTGTAACTGTGTTTGTTGATGAAGTAAAAGTACAGAAAAATAAAGACCACAATCCTGATATTAATTTAGGTTCTGATTTAATCATGAGAATGAAGTATCCATCATTGGATCAATTTATTAAAAATAATTTTGATTTTAATGATGTTCAGGATGAAAGTAATATCGAAAAGTCATTTAATATTATTGCATCGTGTATTGATACTGTTTTTAATGCAGAAGAGGCATGGGCTGCTGCTGATTGCACGAAGCAAGAACTTGTAGAATTTGTTGAAGGTTTAACATCAGAACAATTCAAGGAAATTGAAAAGTTTTTCCAGACCATGCCAAAACTTTCTCACACAATATCAGTGAAGAATCCTAAAACTGGTGTTTTAAATACAGTTACGTTGGAGGGATTAACGAGTTTTTTCGGCTGATTATGTCTCATATGGATCTTGAGGCATACTATAGAATAAATTTTGCTTTGCTACAGTTTCATAAATATTCTTTGACTGAGGTAGAAAATATGATTCCTTGGGAAAGAGATGTTTATGTTGGACTTTTGAAGCAGCATATTGAAGAGGAACAGTTAAAACAACAGCAGCAAAAAAATGCCAGTTAGATCACCACTAAATCCAGAAGCAATAACGGGCAATCCACCTGCAAGTCTTGAATCATTTCAAAATTTTATTTCTGGTGGATCATCAGTAGGGCAATCTACAGTATCTGCTTCTGGACAACAAGATATTGGTTTTCAAAGAGCATCTGTTAAGGCAGTAAATCCAGATATAAGCTCTATTGTTAATACAATTTCTAGCAATATTCAAAATGAACTGAATAGTACCCTACAAAATGTAACGAATATTGTTAATAGAAATGTTAGTGATAAAATCAAAGATAATAATAAATTAATAATTAGACAAATTGGAAATATTGTTGAAAGAAAAGATTCTTCAATAACTAATTTACAAAATTCTGTTAGAAATATTACTCAAGAAAATAATAAACTAGTTCAGAATGTAACTGGTGACTTACAGAGGCAAATTGATTTGGTAAAAGAATCCAAATCAAATACTCCTTTGGGTGGGGACTTAGGTTCTTACAATGTTATGAATGAAGTGCAGCAATTGGTTGATAAGTCAACCAATATCACAAATAGAAGTGTTGATAGAAAGATAAAAGATGTAGGTACAGGATTAAGTACTCAGATACAGCAAGTTAGACAATCACAGGGTTCTCAGGTAACTCAAGTACAGAATAGTCTTCAAAATGTAAGACAAGAAACAAATAATATTGTACAGAAATTAACAGGTGATTATCAAAAGAAAATTAAAGATATTGATGCGGCTAAACCAACAAATATCTTAGATAAATTCTTAGACACATATAATAATGCTTTAGGTTTCTTACAGTTCTTTGCAAATAAAAAGAATGTTGATGGATTAAGAAAAAATTTAAAGAATCTTGTTACTTCATTTACTGAAAGTTTTGAAGTTGCTAAGTTAGTTAGGCAAACACTATTTAAAATAGTTGGACAATTATCAAATCTACCGAAAGCATCTCCTGGTAGAGGTAGTGGAATTAACCTTGATGTTAGAATGCCACGCAAAGGACCAAATGCAGCAAAACCAAGAGGTGGAAGAGTGGGTGGTCTTATGCGAAGAATGGCATTACCAGCCCTTGGTATGGGTGCTCTTGCAGTTGGTGGTGCAGCCACAGTAAATGCCTTGGAAAATAAACCACAAATACAAAAAGAAGATAACAAATTTAATTTTTTAGATTCATTAAAGGGTATTGTTGATGGATTTGCGGGAACGATATTTGGATTTTTAAATAAAGATAAAAATGATGATGACCCCAAACCAAGTGGACCACAACCAGTATCAAGACCATCCGGGGATACTACTGGTTCTACAGTAGCAGGTGAGAATCTGGCTGCTGTTACATCAACATTGGAAGCAACTGGATTACAAAATCAAGCAGATGTTATGCAAGTAGCGTTAAATCGTGTTAATAATCCACTCACACCTTATGGTGATTTATTTGGACAGATGACTGAGAGAGAACAGTTTAGTCCAATATCATCAATGATATATGATATCCCAAGTAAAGACCCTGATGCAGAACGTGTATATGGTCCAATAAAAGCAAAACTTGGAAAAACACCAGAAGAAAGAATTAAAAAAATAAAAGAATTATCTAGTGGTACTGATGGTATACAAAACTTTGCTGATTTTATCGGAAGACCAGAGCTAGCAGCACCGGCATCAAATGTGTTAAAGCAATTCAAAAATGATACTGCAGTAGCAGCACAATCTCGTGATTTTGTTGGTGATTTAATTTCATTTAGAGGTTATGCTGGACGGGGTAAGAGAAGAGGTCCTGGAGGAAATTATTTGTTTGATTCTGGTGGTAAAATTGGAAAACTTCCAGTTGCAAAAATAGACCCCAATGCCAAAGGTGGGTTTGAATTAGATCCAAGAGGACTACAAAGGTCACCAGAACAAATAGAATCAATATCTCAACCAATACCATCAGGTTCTGGTAGTGGGTCGTCAAGTGTTGTTCCATTAGATTTGTCTGGTGCGGCACCACAACAGCAAGCATCTGGAGGGGGTTCTCCTACTATTCTTCCAGGTAAAAATGAAGGACCGACAGTTCCACAGTTAGCATCTGGTGATACTGAAAACTTTTTAACCATGTATTCAAAACTAACTTACAATATTGTTGACGGATAATGGCAAAAACAAAAGCAGTATCATCACCATTAGTATCGGCATTTAATAATATTGCCGCATTCAATAGCAGAACTAAAAGAGAACTGCCAAAAATGCAGCAAGATTATGAATCATTTTCTCTATTAATTGATAAGGAAAAAAATGCTTTGGATGCAATAAATCTTCCAAAGAAGAGAAAGATAAAGGAATTACAAAATTTAAATGTCGGTGGTTTATTTGGTAATCCCGGTAGTTTACTGAGTAATTTCGCATCTGGTGCTGTAGATACCGCTGGTTTACTTGGGGGAATGTATCCACAGAAAGGAACACCAGGAAAACCACAGAAACCCAGTGGAAAACCAAAAGCACCTAAAGTATCTGGCACAAAAATAAAGTTTGGCCCATTAAGATCTATTGGTATCTTAAATTCAATATTTGCGGGACTTGATTTTGCTACTGGATTGCAGGAAGGTGAGAGTGTAGGAAAAGCAGCAGCAGGTGCTGGTGGTTCTCTTGCTGGGGGAATTCTTGGAGGTATGATTGGTCAAGCTCTCATACCTATTCCTGGTGTTGGATTTGTCTTGGGTAGTACAGCAGGTAGTTTCTTGGGTGGTTACGGTGGTGACAGGGCATATGAATCAACTGTTCAAAATAAACAAGACACTGCAGTAAAAGAATTAATAAAGGAACAAAAACAAAATACAAAAGATAAGAGTTCTTATGACGGATTTTTAAGATCATTCCAAGGATTTTCCAACCAGTTCACTAAATTCTTAACTGGTTTTGGATTATTACCTAAAGCACCAGTTTCAGATGAATCCTCATCATCAATGCTTGATAATCTACATAAAGGATTAGAAGGAGAAAATACTTTTATACAAGGTAATACTGGAAATTCTCGTGGTGACCATTTTCATATTGGACCAGATCATGAAGTTTATGGTAAACCAGAGGGTTTACCTGCTGCGAGAAAAGGTGCATATAAAATTGCTAAGAATTTGTTGTCAAGAAAGATACCTTTTACATTTACAAATGCACAAATTAATGTGGATGCTGAAAATCCCCCAGATGATGCAACATTAAAGCAATATATCGAGCAAGAACAGAATGCTCATATGACTAGATCTTCTGGTAGTTCTCATGGTGGACTTGATATTGCAGCACCAAAAGGAACGGCAATTCCTGGTATTAAAGATGTGAAAGAGATTCCTAATGGGTTTGGGATTCAAGGAAAAATTTCAGGAACACAAGCATTTGTAGGTCATGGAGCACATGGTTCAAAATCATCACCAAATGTGGTTAAAAAAGAGAAAATCGCAGGTATTTCTCCTACAGGATCACATGATATTATTATTCCTTTAGACCATGTTCCATCTTCTTTATCTGGAAAATTTCCAGATACTGATGCCAAAACATCATTTAAACAATCAACATATACTGGTGCTGATGGCCGAGAGCGTGAGCATCAAGATCCTGCTGCAGAACAATTAAAAGCAAAGTTAGAAG